TTGTTTCTATTGTGGACAATACGGGTGTTGGTTTGCGTATGGACATGGTTTCCCATGATGAGGCTGAAAACACTTATGCTGGAGCGTATGACACTAGCGGTGACCCGTTGTTTTATTCTGTTTGGAATGGCAACATCCATCTGTTTCCAAAACCAAACAATGTTCGTACTTTGACTGTTCGTGGTTATCGTGAACCTATTGATTGGGTTACTGAGGGTGGTTATGTTGATGCTGCTCCAAACTTGCATTTTCCTTTAGTTTATTATGCTTGCAGCCGTGTGTATCAGCGTTTGGAAGATATTGCTATGGCTGATGTTTATAAACGGTCTTTTGATGAAGGTGTTATGTTGGCTGTTAAGTCGTTGCAAACACCAACCAGTCACGCCAACTTGGTGTTGTCTGCTGGTCTTACTACTGGTCGCCCAACCTTTAATGGTTGGATGACTCGCATGGGTCAGGGTCTTAAAGAGAATCAATAATGGCTGGATTAAATATTACCGAGGTAAGTGATTTTACTGGTGGGTTGAACTTTCGTGCAGACCAATTTCAGTTGTCAACTTTTGAGTCACCTGACATGTTGAATGTTGAGATTGACCCACGAGGTGGTGTTTTCAGCCGTGGTGGCTACAGGCGTTTAAACACCACAGCCGTTTCGGGTACTTGGAGTCCACAAAAGTTGTATCCGTTTAGTGGTGCAACGCCAACAATCTTGTTGGCTAATAGCACCAAGGTTTATAAATCAACTGGCGGAAACTTTACTACTCTCCAGTATTCCTCAGGAAATGATGTTGTTTCCGCTAGCCCTCATGGTGCTTGTATGGCACAGTGGGCTGACAGCATGTATATTGCTACTGGTATTGCTGGTAATGGTGGATATGTGTGGAAAACAACTGACACATATGCGACAGCATTGACAGCATCTGGCACTGCACCTCATGCTTGGCAAACAACACCAACCACTTCTGAACGCAAAATGCCAACAGCAGAACACCTTATTGTCCACGCTAATAAAATGTGGGCTGCACATGTTGATATTGCTGGCACAGATTACCCTAACCGTATTCATTGGTCTTTGGAAAACGCCCCTGAAAACTGGGATGAAGATGATTATTTTGATATTGTTGGCGGCGGCAACGGTATCACAGGTATGGCTGTTGTATCAGGACAACTAGTTGTTTTCAAACCCAACGCTGTGTATGTAATTTTTGGTTACGCTAGCGACAACTTTCAAGTTGTTGAACTAACGAACCGTCTTGGTTGTATAAGCCATCATGCTATTGCACAGGCAGATGATGGTGTTTACTGGTTTAGCCATAACCAAGGATTATATTTTTATAATGGTGCATCCATTAGAGACATGTTTGACAACCTTCGTACTGCTATTGACTTGAACTATATTAACCCTGCCGACCATGAATCAATCAGTGTTTCTTGGGTTGGTCGCCGTGTGTGGGTTTCAGCACCATACTCCAAGGATTCAACTGTTACAACACCAACTGTTAATTTTGTTTTGGACCCAACTATTCGTGGTGGTGTTTACACAATGTTTTCCAGCCATGATGGTTATGGTTTGGTTGGCGGATGTAATTGGACTGATTCAACTGAAGCGGATTATCGTTTAATGTGTCATCCAACGCAAGCATATGTTTTGAAAGTTGACATGTTTAATGAGGAAACAGATAATGTTTCTGGAACCGATGTTGCTTTTGAATCGTATTATAAGACACGCTGGTTTGATGGTGGGTCTTATATGCAAAAGAAAATGTTCCGCAGACCAGACTTTGTTGTTAAGGAAGCAGACCTTGCTCAAAGCATTACTGTAAAAGTTTTTCACGACTTTACTGAGGGTGAAGGTAATGAAAGAAAGATTTTTAGTATTTCGCAAGCACCACCAACAACATCTTTGCTTTGGGGTTCTGGTTTGTGGGGTGAAGATTGGGCTAGTGGTGCTGCTAGTTCCAAGGTTATTGCTGGACGCAACCTTGGTTTAGCACGGTGTATTCAGTTGGAATTTGTTGGTCCAGCCAGCAAAAAATGGGGCGTAAACAGCATCGGTTACAAGTATCAGGCACGAAGGATTAAAGGTTAATTTATGGCAACTCTTAGTATTACAAACACTTTTACCAACGGCACACCTGCCGTTGCAACAGAAGTTAACACAAACTTTAATGATGTTAAAACTTTTGTTGAAGCATTGGCAGCAGGGACAAACCTTGATGATGGGTCAATTGTTTATAGCAAATTAGCGGCAGCCACAATAACTGCTTTGACTGCTTCTGGCGACAATGACCAAGTTGTTTTAGGTTCACTAATTTTTAGTTAATGAATAACGGCTGGCAAACCCCCTTTCTGTCCGTGCTGACAGGGACCGATAAAGATGCGCTTCAACGCATCTTTTCGTCACTTCAGGCTGAACTGGGTCGGATGCAAGCAGAAATAGATGTTTTGAAAAATAAAAACACCTTGAATTACAAGGAACAAACGAGGTATTAATGTGAGCATGACAGACGCATATTATCAGGATTTTGGGCTTAGCGAGGCTGCTCAGATTGCTAGGAGACAGAAGCGTTCTATTGCGAACCAGCAGGCTGCCCTGTTGGGTCAGCAGCGTGGCTCACGCAATATTGCCGACATCACCAAGGCTGGTGTGCAGGGTTTTAACCCAACAGTTTCTCAGTATGGTCGCCGTGGTTTGGCTGGACCTAATGTACAGTCTGGTATTGCTCGTAAAGGTTTAGAAGAGTATGCGGCTGGTATTCAAGCCCGTTTGGGTGCTGAGCAGATGTCCATGCAAGACCAATTGAATAAGATTGCCATGGAGGAGTCTATGCAGCAGGCTGATTTGGAATCATATTTGGCTGAACAGCGTTTGCAGAAGCAGCGTGACATTATAAACGCCGCAACACAGTTGCGTGCTTTCCAAAGTTACTAGGGGTCATTATGAGTATTGTTTATAAGAATGGTCGTTTGGTTCGTGAATCAGATGAGGAGAAGGCAGCCCGTTTGGCGTTGGCTTCTGCTGGTAATGCTGCTACTCAGGAACAGTTTGATAAGCAACGAATGTTTGGTTCTGCGGCACAAAAGAATCTTGTGAAGGCTGGTCGTGCAGGGACAGAACCTTCAGTGACAGTTGGTGCGTATGACCCTAATGCGAATCAAGGTGTTGGTAATCGTCTTAGCGCAGTTACTGGTAAACCTGTTGCAGCACCTGCGGCAGATAAAAAGGGTGATGGTAGTGCTAAAGCGAAAGCAGATGCAGACAAGGCTTTGAAAGAGGCTCAGGACCGTGCGTTGGCTTATGCGTCAGGTATGCAAGCAGTATCAGATTATGAAACGCAAGCAAACGCAGCCAAAGAGGCTGCTCTTGGTCGTTTGAAAGATGTTTATGACCCTCAGGAAAAACAAATTGCTGATGAACGAACACGACAGTTAAAACTTTTGGAAACTTTAATAACTCAGGGTAAGGCTGATGTTTCTCAGGCTGAGATTGATTTCTTGAACGCTGTTAAACCAACATCAGCATATTCTAATATGCCGATGGTTAACATGCAGGCTATACAGAATCCTTTGTTGGAGGCTTTGCGTCAACAGGGTGCTGGTGAAGGTGCTGTTCAACAGCAGGCTGCGATGGACCAGTCGTTGAATAACTTTATGAATCAGTTGCAAGCACAGTCGGCTACTCGTTATGGTGATGTGCAACAAAACTATTTGGAAGCATTAAAGAACTCTGCTCGTGGTGCTAGTGCGGCTGGTCGCACATTCTTGGGTCAGCGTCAACCTGAAATTACTGCTGGTGTTGAATCGGATTATTCTAAGATGTTGAATGAGTTGGCTACTGCTCGTGCTGGTAGTGAGGCTGATGTTGAGGACAAGTTGAATGATGCTTTGTCCAAGATTACGGAACTTAAGGCTGAAACTACAGCAAAGTATGCTCCTGCTCCTGAAAAGCCTGCTAAACCTAGCACGCCTGCTGGCAAAGGCATGCATTGGAAGTGGAGTGGCACTCAATGGGTAGCAACGCAGAATAAGAAATAAAGGAAGTTATGGCTGTAACTCGTGGTCCGTTAAACATTCCTAAGCCTTATGTTGGTAAGGGTATTGCTATTGGTAATGTTATTAAACCAAAAGCAACTGAGGAAGATGAGGGTACTAACCGTCAAAAGTTGGATGCAACTTTAAAGACGGCTATTGACCGTATCGCACGGGACCCGAAGTTGAATGAGGACCAAAAGATTAAGGCTATTATTGAGGTTCAAAAACAGGCTGAAGGTAAACCTGCTCCTAGTACATGGGGTGGAATTATTGGTGCTGTTGGTAGTGCGACCAAAAGAGTTGTTGCTGGTCCTGTTGCGGTTTTAAACGAGTGGGCTGATTTGGTTAAGCCGTTAACAAATACGGCAATGTCTGCGGCTAACGAAATTGAAGGTGCTTTACAAACACAGGGCGCAAAACTTGAACAAAAGAAACAAACAGGGAAACCACTTACTGCACAGGAAAAAGTTTTTGGTTTCTTGGGTGTTGGTGGTTATGGCGATGAAGGTAAAACTTCTAAGATTTTGTCAAACCCTGACCAGTATGCGCCGAGTTGGGATAGGTTTGTTGCTAACGCTGGTCGTGAGGACCATTATAATCCGTTTTTTACTGAAGAAAAGTTTGCCGATAAATCAACTGCGTCAAAGTTGTTTTCAACTGTTTATGTAGGTGCTATTGCTGACCCAATGACTTACGCTGGTGTTGGTGCGTTGAACCATGCTGGTCGTGCAGGTCGTGTCGCCTTGGCGATACGCATGGTTGAAAAGTATGGTGACGATGCCGTGGATGTTGCTCGTATTACTAGGTATGGTGTTTCTGGTGTCCCTAAGGCTTTGCGTGAAGCAGAAAACCTTAGTACGGGTATTCGTTATGCTGGCAAAATTATTCCAAAAACTGGTGGGGTTGAAACCGCTTTTGCTTACAGTCGTGCCGCTATTGGTGATGTGTTGCAGGCTGGTAAATACAACCCAGTTCGTGGGTTGGTTACTGCTACAACACCAAAAAGCCTGAAGGGTGTTCAGGCGTTAAACCTTGGTAGGCGTGCAGGTCAAGGGTTGGATTATGAGCAGATTCGTCCAAGCATAGTTCAATTCACTGCAAACAAATTTGCAAAAGGTGAAACATCTGTTGCGTATCGCCAAGCACAACAAGAACTTGTTGAGTTGGCTCAACGCCAAAGGGCTTTGGTTGGTAAAGGCTTGCGTAACAGAGCCGCTAAGGCTGTTGGCATTGGTGCTAAAGATGCTGAAGCATTGAACATTTATCGTTATGTTGAAATGCCTGAATCAGAAATGTTGGCTTCTAACGCCATTATTGATGAAACCAAACAGTTGGTTTTGGATATTCGTGCATGGCAGAACAAGTTGCGTAATTCCGCTAATGCGGAAATACGCCAGTTCGGTGACGACTTTGGAACCAACATTACAGAAATTGGTTTTATTGATGACTATTTGCATCACAAAGTTACACCTGATGCTCGTAAATGGATGATGTCTGAGCAAGGACAACGCAGTTTGGCTAGAGGTGAATGGAAGGGTACTGATATTACTTTGAAGGAGTTGACCGATAATACTGGTCCTTTGATGTATCGTAAGTTGCGTGGGGAATCTGTTGACCCTGATACTGGTGAGGTTGTTTTTGAAACCTTTATGGGTCAGCCTGTGCGTTTTGGTACTGTTGATGAAATTAACAGAATTTTTGGTGATGCTACTCAGGCGCAGGGTTTGGGTCGTTTGCAGTTTTTTGAAACCGATATGGTTTCTATTTTGGATAGTTATGCGTTTTCTATTTCAAAAGTTAAAGGCAAAGTTGCGTTTGCTAGACGGGCTTTTGATTTCGGTGACCCTGATATTATTCGTCCGTTAATCAAAAAGATTGTCCCTGATACAGAACTTGTTACACGCTTGGAGCGTGTCCACAATACTATTCTGAAAACACAAACACGCTTGCGTACTCGTGTGCAGGAAAATGTTATTCGTTTGAAAGAATACGGTAAGTATGGTGTTGGATATGCCACCAAGTTCCTTAATGGTGAAATAAATAAGAAGGCGATGACAACACAAGAAATTGCTCGGTTGACTCGTAGGTTGGATTCTGCTATTGCCGATTTGACGGCGGCTAATGTTCGTGCGGCTTCCATTGAAGCCGCCAAGCGTGGAGAGTTCCCAACTTTGCATGCAGTGTTTTTGGATGAGTTAACGAATCTGCGTGCAGCGATTAACAACCCTGAGCGTTATGCAGCGACAATTGAGTTGCGTAACATTTATGCAACCATATACCCTAATCATAATCCAACAACTTTGGCTGGTCGCAGCCCAGAATGGTTGGCTGAAAAGATTATGAACTCAAAGGGTGTTCCTGCTACCCGTGAATTGCGTGAAGTTAACGCACGGATGCGTCAGTTGCGTGCGCAAATGGACGCATTGCCAGATGGACCAGAGTTTACCCAGATGCGTTCAAGTCTGGAATCAGATTATTATGATTTGGAGAATGTTGAGCGTGGCTACAGCCAGATTGCAAACATCAAGGCTGAGGCTACTTACGCTGACGATGGTTTGATTTATGGTTCGTCAGATGACCTGATTGCTTTGCCTGAGGAGGCTGGCTATAAGGCTTTCCGTACACGCCCACGAGATGCTGGTTTCGCCAACGGTGATGACTCTGTTGCTGTCCATGCTATCCCTGAAAAGGAATTGGTTGACTTGCGTCAGCCAGCAGATTTCTTAGACTATTTTTCACCTGACAATTTTGGTGATGACTTGGGTTTTGCTTTAGCGCAAAAAGGTTTACAACTTGAAGGTGAAGAATTTTCTGTTGCATATCGCCAGTTGATTGAAACTGGCGCATATGACCCACAACTAGAAGAGTTCTATCCACAGATTGCTGGTTTGGTTGACACTATTCGTTTTAACACAATGGGCATAAGTCCAAACGACATTATATCTGACCAACAAATTGTTGAAGTATTTGAAGCAATTGATGATGCTATCCGTCAAATACCCGATTTAGTTGACCCTGAAGATGTTGACATTTTTGCCAGAGAAATTATGGAAGAAGTTTTTAGTGCTAATGCGTTCCGCAGAAGTATTGACCCAAATGACCCACGACAGGGTTTGTTGATTCCATCTAGGTTGATTGATGATACTGGTCCTTTGGATGACAGTTTTGCTGTCATCCTTCCACATAACCATAATTTCCCACGAGCAACTGGCAATGCCAGCGATGTTGTGCAAACTGTTAAAGGCAACAAGTTTGTTAACAGCATTTTGGATGGCGATTATGAGCAGGCTAGTTTGCAAACCAGTTTGGCTAAAGCCGCCAAAGAAGAAGAAATTGTTGAACTTGAAAAATCTGTACTCAATAGTGCTGATGCTAGAGCAGAACTTGCTTCTTTGGGTAAGAAGAAGGGTGGCTTGAAGTCAGCCGCTTCTAAGCGTCTGACCAAAACTGAAAAGGCTAAAGAAGTATTAGCACGGACAGGTACGGTTGAAATTGAGATTGGTGGCGTTAAGCAAACCATTACTCGTGAGCAGGCACAGAAACAGTTGGTGAAAATGGAAGGTCAACTTGAAAAGAAGTTGGCTTCGTTGGAATCCGAGATTGAGGCTGTTTACCGTTCAGAAGGTATTCCTCGCATTGGTTCTGCTGGTGGTCCAAAAGTTAATGCTGTTGCTGATTATAAAGAGCGTCTGCCTATGTTGTTGAATCAGGCAAGAGTTCTGAAGGATTGGAATAATA